CCAATGCCAAGTGTGCCAATAGATTTGTAGTTTCCTATTGCCGCTTTGGTGATTGCATCCAAAACTGTACTTAAATCTTTACCTGTACCTGCACTGGCATCTAAAGCCAGTTTTAATAATTCCTGGGATGATTGAACATCACCGGTTTGTGCAACCAATTGTTGAAACGCCGGTACAAGTTGATCTTCTGTAACATTGGTAGTAGTCTGCAATGATTGTATAAATGAAGTTATCTCAGATGCTAATGCACCTTGTCCAATGCTAGATAAGGTTAATTGTAAAGATTTATCTAAACGCTCTTGCGCCAAAGCCGCCGATATTGATCTTTTAGTAAAGATGGCTAATCCAGCCGCCGCCGCTACACCACCGGCTTTAGCAAAAGCGCGCAATCTAAATGATCCGGTTGCAACTACTTTGTCAAAACCTTTTAATTCTTTTGTGAGCACACCGTATAGATTATCATTTACTTGGCCACCTAACTGTTGTGATGCCCTGTAAATCAATCTTTTTTCATTGTAACCTGCCGCGTTTGCCGTACCTTGCAATTTAGCAATAAATGATTCACTAGCGTTTCTATTTCGGCTAACACGCCTAGTTCTACTTCTTGATTTAGAAGTACCAAAACCTGCCAATTCATAAATTATACCTGGCACTGATTTATTAACTATGGCCAAAGCCGTAACTGAAAATGTTGTGCCTTTAACTCTTTGTACCTTTGTTTTAGCCGAACTAACTCTAATGCCGCGTATAACTTCAGTTTGTGACCATTTCCACCGGCTTCTTTTGTTTTCGCCAATAGTCCTACCCCTATGGGCTTGGTCATTAGCCCATCCCCATTGTGCCGGATAATTTGGTTCAACATCACGCCAACCCGGAAACGGTGAATGTGGTACAAAACTTTGTGCTAGTTTTGCAACAGGCTTTACAGATTTAGTTAATTCACGCCTAAATTCTTTATGTAATTCAGGTTCAAATTTTTTCATTGTAGCCAATAGTTGATCTAAGTTTTCCACATAGATGGAAGTTAGTGACCTATTCGGTGCTATTGGCATTATTTCCGCCTTACTGTTGCCTTCTTATTGTTGTATGAGCGTTCTTGTAAGATGGCTTTAATTGCTGAATAAATCGCTGGATCAACTTCTAATAAATCTTTAGGGCTGATACCGGTTGCTACCGACACGGTAGCGACTTCATAAATTGAGCCGTGTCGGTCTATCCATTTTTTGGATCATAAACCAAATCAACATCTAAAAATTGATTTATGTAATCATCACCAAATGCAAGATCGGTTTTGCCGGCATCTTTTTCTAAACGCCAAGCAAACCACCATAAATCCGATTCCATTTGTAAATCACTTAATCTCTTACTTACCATCTTTTTTAACAATTTCAATCTTGTGCATTGACCCACCCTTTTCCTATTACGCGCTAGTTGATTTTGTTAAGGCTGTTACTGGAAGTGAAACGCTTACACTTGCTACTGAATCAATTGCACCATTGACGGGTGTCCATGATGAAATTAAGCATGACATTGTGTAACTTGGATTGGTAGCGGTTACCGTTCCTGAAACTGGTATCAATTTGATGTTTAGTTTAGTACCTAACGCATCTTCAAATAGTGAGTTCACAGATGAAGCGGCGAAGTCATTGTAAAGTTCCAACGCCAGTGTAGGTCTTTCAACGCCACCTATCATGTTTTGTACCGTATCGGTCATTGCGGTAATTTCTACCTGATCAATTTCGCGTGTAAGGCTTACAGTGCTGACATGATCAGTAATGGTAGTTGTACCTACAATCACGGCAACTTTGTTACCCATAAATATGGCCATATTTTTCCTCTCTTACTAACCTATCAATTCAACTGAATATTGATAACTTAGGTAATCAATATTAGCGGAAGTTATTGTGCCAGGGCTTGCAGACACAACCCTGAGTGTTTGTACAGCACCGCTTAAAGTTTTATCAGCCTCAATTGCGGTTTTAATTGAAGTTGAACCGGATGAAGCAAGTAGCCCATCCAATCTTTCTTGTCCACTGCGTTCGCTCATTCTGCCTACTACAACAATTATTTGACATGTGGCTGAATCAAATCCCCGGTTTAATGTAAAATCATAATTCATGTTTAATTGGCCAACAATGGCAAAAGCATTGTTTGTGGGTATGTTTGTTGAATCAGGTACATAATCAAATACGCGCAAACCACTAATGCTTTGTAAGGCAGTTTTTAAATTATCTCTTACTGTGCTTGGTGTCATGCCACTACTTCTTTTTTATATGCCCTGACCATTGCAGTCACATCTCTACCCAAAGGTGACATTCTGACAACACCTAAATCACCTAAACCTAAAATTCCACCCGGTGCATCTTTACGCTTGTATAAATCAGCAGTGAGAATCAAACAGGCCATGTTTATATCATTTGGCACTGATGGCCAACCCCATTTGGCAGTTACTTGTACGCCTGGCCGTAATCCATTTTGTGTCAAACCTGGAAATATTGGCCATGTTTCAGTATTGCTTACCATTGTTAATTGTGTATATGGTCTATTTAAAGATGGCGAGGTTAAAGGGTCTAAAATATAATCTGTATTTAAAGTCAAAGTTTTGGCGTATGTACCGTTGCCATTTGAATCGGTTTTGACAACTAAATCAGTTGTACTACCAATATCATCTACATAGACAAAAATATCCGAATAAGCACGGTAAAGCCGTGCGGATGCTGTCGCATCTAAATAAAATCTTCTATTAGCAATCCGATCAATTGATCTTGATGCTGATTCAATCAAATCTTCTAACAAATCATTGGAAGGGTAGCGGCCTGGAAACTTATTGGTTTAGAAACTTGGTGTTGCTAAACCTGTACCGTTAATTTGTGCAACAGCCTTTGGATAACGCTCTGCGGTAAATGCTGACATACCAAATAGAACGATATTGATTGCAACCTTGCCATTTGGTTCTTCAAATGTGACATAGGTTGGTGCGGCTGCTTCTTCCCATAGATGGGTTTCATTCAAATCAACTACAAAGATTGTATCTTGATTTGTACTTGCACCCTTATCGGTTGCAATGTTCGCATCTACAATAATTGGCAATCCTAGAATTGAATAACCTGAGTTACCGTAAGTAGGTGTGCCATTACCTGTACCCATTGCGTTCATTGGATTGTATGCCTGTGGCACGATCAATGGTCGGTTAGAACTATCTACTCCGGCCAATAGGAATCCAAGACGGCGTGGGTGCATGATTACTGCATTTGGATTTACATAGATATTGCTCTGAATCTGTTGAATTGCATCAGCAATCTTTGGATACAAACCTGCAACTGTACCGGTTGTAGCGGTATAAGTTACTAGAACTCCAGTTGTCATGTTTACAAGTCCTAATGGTTGTCCATTTGAACCTGATCCATTTAGAAGTGAGTTATCTAATTTAGTGTGATAATCGCGAATCAAATCACCTAAAACAATTCCCTCAATGTTGTATCCGCGTAGTAATGCTTGCTTAGATACTGATTGTTGGCCTGCAATTGTATTTACATTTACAGTTAGGGTGTTATCTGCAATATCTTGTGATACTGCGGCTGTGTTTTGTGATGTTTGATATGCAGTGGTAGTACCAGTATTAATCTTAGAGATAACTACTGACATACCCTGTGTTGGTAATTGATGCTTGCGTGCGGCATCTGCAAAAGGTCGGCCTGCGCGTGCCAATGGTGCATACAGATCAACTAGGTACTGTGGCACTACTAAGCCTGCAAAATTGGATGTACCAACTGCACGCTTTTCAATTGCCATTTCCTGTTGGTGGCGTGCAATACGCGCACTAGCATCACCATCAGTTTTAAATTGTGCCTTTAGTGCATCAGTTAGAAAATCATTTTTTGATCTCTCTGAATAGGTAAGTTCTTCGCTGGTAACTACAAAGCCACCGGCGCGTGCTTCCTTCTTTGGCTCAATGTTTGCATCAACTTTAGCGGCTAGATCAGCGGCTTTTTGATTGCGAATTTCAATATCAGACATCTGCTCAATTCTTTCATCCAACTTTTTGATTTCCAAGTTAAGGGCTTCTACATTAGCCAACTCAACTTCTGATAGATCGCGTGCTTCTTCAGCGGCGCGGTCTAAAGTTGCCTGAATTAGAGATGTCTTTGATTCGCGCTTCTCGCGTAGAGAAGTTAGAAAAGTGTTAGACATTTATTTTCTCCTATTAGTTAGTTTGTAGTGAGAAGGTGTAACGCGCTGGTAACCAGGGTTAGGTGTTCTACGACTTGTGCCGATTATATCTCTTTTTTCAATTCTTTTAGTATTTGTGTTGCCATGTTAAATCTTGTTTTTTGCTCTGTTGGCTCTATTGCTTCAGATCGGTTTTGACCATATTCTGATATGTTAATTGCGGTCAATTGATCTTCAGCCTGAGATTGCATTTTGTGGCAACCCAATACTTCATTGGTATCAGTTTTTACAACCGCATAGCCTTCACAATCCGGATGATTACTTACTACGCTGTATGGCATCTAATATTTTCCTTGCTTCATCTAGTCTAGGTGTCATTTGTGGTTGGCCATCACGCATACCTGTAATGCTGGCCAATTCGCCATAAGCACCAAAGGTTACAAGTGATACTTCAGCCAAATGCGCTTTAATTCTTTCCATAACCCCATCAGGCCGTTTTTTATTTTTGATCGGCATAAATCCAACTGATAATTGATCTAGTGCGCCATCTTTAACTAACTCTAACGCTTCATCACCTTCACGAGTTTTTGAAATCTTAAATTCAGCGTATAAGCCTTCTTCGGTTTCCCTAAGTAATGTGGCACGGCCTAACACATTGTTTTCACCATGACCCCTAAGAAGTTTGACCCGGTGCGGTGCTTTGATGACTTCTGCAAACACACCTTTTCTAAATACTTCAATCATTGTGCTAGTTATGCGCTGTTCTTTATTGTAAGGCACAGCAATACCAAAAATGGTGCGGCCATCTCCATTAACACGCAATTCTAAATTTACTGAGTAATTTCTATTTTCCATTTTTTCATCAGACATAGTTATTATCCTCTACTGTATCAACTACATCACTTTGCAGTGATTCATCTTCGGCTTCTCCACCAACTTCTTCATCCCCTTCTTCATAATCCATAGGATCAAGATTTTCATAACTTCTTACTTCATCAACAGTTAAGAAGCCATTAGATAATGCAGTTGCATAAGCGTTGTATCTACTTGCAGTATCGGTCTTTAATAATGAATCATATTTAAATCCGGCTGTTTGACCCCGGACAAGTAGATCAGAAAATGCCGCTTCTATTCTTTCGGCAATTGGCTGAATTGACCATTTAATCAATTGTAAATTTTCTTCTACAACATTTGAATAAGTACGGCTTGAATTAGGTGATCCTAAGAAGTACGGTGGTAAACCTAATATGTTTGCCGCTTCTGTAAGTCCGGCTGTTTGTGCCTCTACTAATTGTGATTCAGCCGCGTTAGAACTTAACACTTCAAAATCTGTTGATGAATTCATAACTACCGGTGATCTATTGCGTGATGAGTACATTGCCATCCACGCGCTCTTTAAGGCATCCGCTTCCTCTTGCGACAAATCGGGGTTTGCTGATTTAATAACAGCAGTAGGATTTACTCCGCCATCAAAATATCTTGATGCGTATTCATTGATTGCAATCTCTTTACCTAATGCTTGCTTGGCAACTGCCAAAATACCTTTACCAACTAAATCACCTGGAAGTGTAAAATTCTTAATGTGCATAATCTCTGATTGATCGTAAGTACGCTCATCAATCTTGTAAATGATTCTGCCTTTATCTGTTGTAACTTGTACGCGATCCGGTGACACTGGGTAAATTGAATCAGGTAATCCATTAGCACCTGGTTCACCTAATACTGCAACATAATTACCGTGAATAATTAAAGCCGCCGCCATTGCGCTAATTGTTTCCATTCGGGTTTCAGTAGGCACAGGGCGCATTAAAATTTGTGGCGTTGGTAATACTTCGCGTTTATTGCGATATGCACAAAGTGGAAGCGCACCAATCGCATCACTAATTAAAGTTATGCCGCGATAAATTGCCGGGATTCCTAAAGCGGTATTTTGATCTACATACGCGCCTGCCCAATTACCTTCAAAGAATCTACCAACACGGCCTAAAGAATCTACATAGCCGGAAGATGTGTAAACCATAGAAGATTGTATTTGTCTTTTAAGCAATCGGCCTAGCATTATTTACCTCTGTTTTCCAAAGCAATACCAAATAAAACTAAAAATGCACCTGATAATATTACCGCTACCAGTGGGTTAATTGTTGCGACACCTGCAACTATTAGTAAAGAACCTGTTATTTGTAAAACTGATGGTATGTATTTCATTAGTAGATTTTACTCCTTGCAACCGGCTGATCTTCTATTTTTGTTACCACACCATAGCGTGCCAGCGTAACCGCTACAAGTGGTGTGATGTTAGTTGTGCTTTGGCGATTCCATGCCCAGGAATCACCCAATGGCCTTTTAGTTGAACCCATAATGGCTGTTTTCAAATTGGGATCATCTAAGTGGCATATAGTTTTGGCTTGTACTGCATCATAAAATGAACCACATGACATGGCGTAATCACGCAAGTGAATAGACATAACGCCTATGTTTTCTTTTTCCAGTTCGGCTATAAGGGATGCCGCCGGTGATCCAGTATCAATCACCACCTTTGTGTTATATCTTTTACATAACTCAATTAAGCGTGGTAATACCCATGATGTGCCTTCTTTACACTCAATCAATTCAACAGGCGTAAAACCTCTTACTGAACCTGATGCACCAATAGAGGCCTTATCACGCTCACGCGATATGTCCACACCAAAAATAATTTCATTACCCAATGCAATATCTGTTCTAGCCAAAGAATCCCATAATTCAGTATTGATTACTTGCACTGCATCCCTGGCCGGCCACACATTCAACCATTCCTTTGTAAATATTTCAGGGCTATTAGTTGTAGCCGCTTCCCTTACCGCATCTAACAAAACACCCTTTTCTTCATGTAATGAAGGTATGGCCTGATACCAAACTTCTTGATCCATGTAATCAAAATCATCTGATGCTGGACACCACTCAAACCATGCAAGTTTGTTTTGTGGTTCTGCTATTTCCCGGTGACCTATTTCCCGGTAATGCTCTAATAACTCAGATTCTCCCGGCCTACCGGCATTAGATAAAATCCATAATTGACCATTGCGTTTAGTTGCAAGTGTTGGCTGTAAATTAGCAATAAGTGATAATGGATGGGTTAATGCTTCATCAATAACCATCAAATTTAAACTAAGGCCGCGTGCGCCTTTATCGTTAGGTGTAACAATTCCATAGGTTGAACCATTACGCATGTATATCTTTTCGCTACCATTGACCCTAGACACCCTAGCAATGCGTTTTGCAAACTTAGGTGATAATTGAAAACTTAATAAATGTTCTTCCCATTTACTTTTAGCCATATTGCGATCTTGCGCGGTATAGGCAACATGTCTTTTAGGTTGTAATAACTCATAAGCAATACGCGTTTCAATAAGTTTACTTTTACCGTTTTGGCGACCTACCTGCGCGCATACTGATCTGTACTTGTACAAACCAGTTGCATCTTTTTCTAAACCCACATCTGCCACATAGCGTTGCCAATCAAACAAATCAAAACCTAACAGGCGCGCTACCTGGGCTAATTTATCGCCATCTGTGTCACTTGCTTCATCTCTTGCTTCATCTCTTAATGATGCCCATCTAGGCGTACATAAAGATTTACTCAAACAAATCATCCTCATCAGGTAATGCACAAGAATCCCAAATTTCACGCAATTCTTTAGATATTGATGGGATGGTGTGACCACCCTTACCGGATTCTTCAATGCGATCCCAGGCGCGTGCCAGGCCTAGTAACATTTCTCTTTTAACAGCATCAATGTCATTACGCCCGGTCATGGCTTTTACCATTGCCGTAGTGTGCCTACCTAACTTCTTTTTAGGTTTACCACTTGCGACTATTTTTAATTTGTTTGCGTTTTGCATTTCCATATTTAGCCCCCCTTGAATAGTTGCAACTTGCACATGCTGGCCTTAATGAACCCACCCAAAGTTCAGGTGACGGAAATGAATCAATGGGTGGTTCATGGTCTAGCGTGGTTGCGACAGCCTTTTTACAGTAAAAACATTTTGGTTTTTCAGCCAAAACAATTTTTCTGATTTTCTTGTAGTTCTCATTATATTTTCTACTTTTTAAAGTTTTCATTTTTAATTTTGTTTTTTTCTAAACAATTTTGGATGCGCCGGGGAGAGAGAAAACG